AAGATAAGCAATCGGAGTTAAAGAGTCAATCTTTTATAACTCCGGTTTCTGAAGACGGTACCTCCACGGTTTCGGCCGGGGGGTATTTCGGCACGTACGTTGACATAGATGCATCTGCTCGCTCGGAGAGTGAGTTGATTTCTCGTTATAGAGACATCTCTACCTACCCAGATGTAGATAATGCTATTGAAGAGATCGTTACAGAGGCAATTGCCGCTGTAGACAGTGAAGAACCAGTTACTTTAGATTTAGAGAAGCTGGTGCTTTCTGATAGTATAAAGAAGAAAATTCGTGATGAGTTTGAAGAAGTTGTTAATATGCTTGACTTTAAAGAAAAAGCACACGACATTTTTAGACGTTGGTATATTGACGGGCGTTTGTACTATCAAAAAGTAATTAATCCTGCACAACCCAAGCAAGGTATTCAGGAACTAAGATACGTTGATCCTCGTAAAATTAGAAAAGTACGAGAAGTAAAGAAAGATAAGTTACCTTCAGGTATAGAGGTTATTAAGTCAATAGATGAATTCTTTATCTATAATGAAAAAGGCTTAAACTATACAGCTGGTACTAATCCTAATAACAATAACGGTATAAAAATTGCTACCGATACTATTACCTTTGTACCTTCTGGGGTCTTAGATCTAGATAGAAATGTTATACTGGGGTATTTAAATAAAGCGATTAAGCCAACTAATCAGTTAAAGATGATGGCTGACTCATTGGTCATCTATCGTTTAAGTAGAGCACCAGAGAGAAGAATATTTTATATTGACGTAGGTAATTTACCTAAGCAAAAAGCCGAGCAGTACATGAAAGATATCATGGCCCGGTACCGTAATAAGATCATCTATGACTCTACGACTGGTGAGATCAAAGACGATCGTAAGTTTATGACTATGCTTGAAGATTTCTGGTTACCAAGACGTGAAGGCGGCCGCGGTACAGAGATTACTACCTTACCGGGTGGAGAGAATCTTGGACAAATTGCTGATATTGAATACTTTCAGAACAAAGTATATCAGTCGTTAAATATTCCTCTATCAAGATTCCAGCAGAACTCAGGATTTAATTTCGGAAGACAGGCTGAAATCTCTAATGATGAGATTAAGTTTGCAAAGTTTATCAGTAGACTGCGTAGGAAGTTTAACGCATTGTTTGATGATCTGTTAGAGACTCAATTGGTATTGAAGGGTATTATTACCCCTGAAGAATGGTCGGGAATAAAGTCAAAGATTGACTACAAGTATGCCCAGGATCAGTATTACCAGGAGATGAAGAATGCAGAGAACTTACGTAACCGCGTTGATCTATTGAATCAAATGGTACCTTATGTCGGTACATATTACAGTAAAGATTATATTCGTAAAAATATTTTAAAGATGACCGATGATGAGATTGAAGCTATTGCAAAAGAAAATGAAGCAGAGCCTACTGAAGAACAACCAGGTGCACCGGGCTCGGTCCAAGCAGCAGCATTAAGTCGCGAGACTAACGCCGCTCCAGAACAATAAATAATACATTATTAAGGAGATCATTGTGGATACAACAGAAATAATTAACAAGATGATTGATGATATCATTGATGGAAATAATACAGATGCAAAGGATGGATTTGAATCCGCTCTTTCAAGTAAGTTAACTGATGCTTTGGATGCTAAAAAAATTGAGATTGCTCAATCTCTTTACAACCAAGAAGTTGAAGTAGAGGAAGAAGAAGATGAAGTTATCCAGTCTGAGGAATAAATTAGATGAGAAGACCCTTACTCCTGCTGAAATGAAGAAGCGGGAAGAGGTCGCTAAGGCTATTGAAAAAGATAGCCCTGGTATGCCCATGGGTGTGAAGATGGCTATTGCAACTAAGACTGCCAAAAGGGTGGCGGAAGCTAAAGATCCTCGCGAGTACGATTATGAAGGCGATATGGCTAAGTCTCAATTGAGATCCATTATTGCTAATGCACAAACCGTTCACGATATGTTGGAAGACACAACTAACATTGCTGAATGGGTTCAGAGTAAGATTACTCTAAGTGCCGACTATATTAGTACTGTCCGAGATTATATGCAAGCAAATAAAGAAGACTAAAAATGGCAAATATATTCGTTTTAAAAAATACAAGACGGCAGGCTGCTGTCAAGATTACAGGTACTGGGCAAGCTAATGTTTTCTTAGCTAATATTCTTTACCCTGGACAATTTGCAAATAACCAATCCCAAGGTAATGTACTTTGGCCTATTACCGATATTACATACGATGTAGGTAATGCTGCCAGTGTTAATAGAAATGGTAATATTATTTTTGCAATGAACGCTGGTCAAAACTATGTTGGCTTTACTAAGGATATGGGTGTATCTTTAATTGATGACGCTAATGCTAACGTTAACGTTAACATCGGTGCAGCAAGTGGTACAGTAATATTACAGTTCTCTAAAGAATCTGGATTCGTTGACCCTGATCGCCAAATTTTAGAAGATAGGAATCGTTAATGAAACTCATTACTGAAATGAATCAGGATGTAAAATTCCTGACAGAAAAAAAAGAAGACGGTACCAAGTCTGTTTACATCGAAGGTATCTTCATGCAGGCAGAAAAAGCAAACCGCAATGGGCGTATGTATGGTAGGGGTATTATGGAACGCGAAGTTCAAAAATACCAAGAACTAATTAATGAAAAGCGCTCATTGGGCGAATTAGGTCATCCTCCTAACCCTTCTATTAATCTTAACCAGGTATCACATATGATCACCGGGCTTAAGTTTGAAGGTAATGACATTCACGGAAGAGCAAAGATATTAGATACTCCAATGGGTAAGATTGCCAAAAACTTTATTGAAGAAGGTGTCCGTCTGGGTGTATCTTCAAGAGGTTTAGGTTCTGTTAAGTTGAACAAAGAAGGCATTAATGAAGTTCAAGATGACTTTCATTTAGCTACTGTAGATATTGTTGCAGACCCGAGCGCTCCAGATGCATTTGTACAAGGCATTATGGAGTCAGCTGATTGGATTTTAGAAAACGGTGTTTGGAAAGCTGTACAAATTGAACAGGCCCAGAACACTATTAGGAAGGCATCTAAAGCAGACCTAAATAAAGTGAAATTACAAGTATTTGAACAGTTCTTACGAACTATCAAGTAATTAATTTATATAAATATAAACGTTAAACATACTCTTAGGAGACCAAGGATGTCAGTAGAGAACAAAATCAAGCAATTGCTAAGTCGCGCAGGCGGTGTAGAGCAATTAGATGAAGCATCAGATACGATGGTTGCAGATGGTAAGCCCATTGTTAACACCGCAAAAGATACTTCCAAGTCCGGTCAAGGCTCTGGCCAGGGTGATGCATCCATGCCCAGACAAGGCTCATCGAAAGATGCAGACATGGAAGAAATTATGGATGCTACTGGTAAAAACAGTGCTTCAGCTAAAGCTTCTAAAGAAGTAAATCCTCTCCCTATGAAGGGTGATGCTAAGTCTGTAAAGACTCAGGCAATGGAGGAGACTGAAGAAGATGATGAGAATACTATTGCTGAAGAAGAAACAGTTGATATTAAATCTCAATTAGACAATATCTTTGGAGAAGATCTCTCAGAAGAATTCAGAACAAAAGCTACTTCTATTTTCGAAGCCGCCGTTATTGCTCGTGTTAATAACGAGATGGAAAAGGTTACTTCAAGATTAGAAGAGCAAACAGCTACTCAATTGATAGAGTTTAAAGAAACTCTGGTTGAGAAGGTTGATGGTTATTTGAACTATGTTGTAGAACAGTATATGGAAGAGAACGAGTTGGCTGTAGAGTCTGGCTTGAGAACTGAGATTGCTGAAGACTTTATCCAAGGCATGAAGACATTGTTCAAAGAGCACTTTATCGAAGTGCCAGAAGAAAAATACGACGTACTAGATGAACTGCAAACTCAGACAGAAGAGTTGCAAACTAAACTAGACGAAACTATTACACAAAGCATTGAGCTTGTTAGGGAATTGGATGCTCTTAAAGCAGCTTCAATCCTTGATGAGCAAACAAAAGATCTTGCCGCAACTGAGGCTGAAAAGCTGAAGAAATTGGTTGAAGGTGTAGACTTTGATTCTGAGGATCTGTATCGTGAGAAAGTATCGGTTATCAAGGAAAATTATTTCCCCAAGACCCCTAAGCAATCTCCAGAGAAGATGCTCGTCGAAGAAAGTGGCACCAACCCTGCCGCCTTCATTGATAACAACAGCATGATGTCTAGATACGTTGATACTCTTTCAAGATCTATCAAAACACGTTAAATTATAAATATATAACATTTCCCAACAAAAGGAGAACAGGTAATGTACCTATCAGAAAATATTCAAAAGAAGTGGGGTGCCAT